TTGTGATAATCCAGCCAATGCTGGAAGAATGGATTGCAAATAAGGAGGTAATATGAGTACATTACAGGAAGTAGAAAAAGAATTAAAAAGAGTAAAAAAAGAACTCAAGAAAGAAAGAGAAGATCACGCTTTTACTAAAGAAAGATTGACTGGATCTTATGATAGAAATTTTTCTTTACGAACTGGATTAATTAATTTATCCATTGATGAAATCATAGCCTTAAAAGAGAAACATAAACAATTACAACAAAATAAAGATATCTGATGCCTAATTTAGCCAAATTAACTACCGCAAAAAAGATTGAGGTGTTAATTACTCAGGTCACTGTTATGCAAGAAAAAATAAATCACATCTCTGATACAGTAGAGCAGCAATCTAAAGATATTGCGGATCTGAATAAACGCATGAACATGGGAGCTGGTGGTATTCGTGCCATCGCTTTATTTGGTGGTATTATTATTGCCGCTATCGCTCTATTTGCGAAACTTTTTAACTTAAAATAATCCTATAAATTGTTATGTTTATCTTGTGGATAAGCGAATATTGAAAGGCTTTCAATCCGAGATGGCTGCCGAGCTTTGGCTCACTCAACAAGGCTATATTGTCTATGCCAAGAAAGCTGTTCAATCCCCTATTGATTTCTGCTGTTATGATCCAGAAACCAAACAGGTTTTATTAGTCGATGTTAAATCCTCCAGCTATCGTAGATCTGGTCAAAGAGTCAATTCTAAAAACAATTACATTTACCGATCACCCTCGCCTTTACAAAAAGAATTAGGTGTGCGATTATTGTACGTTTCGGATGAAGGGGAATGTACCCTGGACTCCCCAATTAAAAAGGAATAATAAATGCTAAGTAAAATATTAGGCGGATCTTTAGTAGACTCTGTTGGTAAAATCATTGACTCCGTTCATGTATCAGAAGAAGAAAAAGGAAAAATTAAAATACGATTACAGGAATTAGAAAATGAAATTAACAGCAAACAAATGGATATTAATTTAGCCGATGCTCAATCTACAGCTACCGATATTTCAGGTATCTTGCAGCGTTCTTGGCGACCTCTCATTGGATTTAGTGCAGCACTATCCATATTTTGGGAATTTGTTCTCAAAAATTTTATCGTGTTCTTTTTAGCAGTCTTTGAAATTGAAACCCTTCCTCTGCCAAGCATGAATATGGAACAACTCATGCCATTAGTCATGGCACTTTTAGGGATGGCTGGTCTGAGAACTTTTGAAAAATCTAAAAAAATTACAAAGTAATCATGGCTAAAAAACAACAAACAAGTAATATCATTGTTCATGTCGTTAAAAAGACTACAATAGGTGATGGTAGAATTAGTTATTCTACTATGAATAAACATAAACGTAGAAACTTTAAACCATACAATAGACAAGGGAGATAAAATGGAAAAATATGCAGAAAAAGCTATTGAGAAAATGGATCAATGGATAGCCTGGTTTAACAAAGCTACTCCATTAAAGAAATTTATTTTCTTTGTGGCTGTCATCATTGGTATCAGCATTCTAACTAAAATATTTTAATGCACTGGTACGACTGGATTAGAAAAGACAGAGAAGAACAAGAAAAATATAAAAAAAAATCTCAATTAAAAATCTGTCCAGATTGTAAGAAGTACCCATGCCTGGGTGATAAGTACCTGGATGTTTGGTATTGTATTGACTGTGGTGCGATCCGTAAAAAAGAAAAAGAAGATAAAAAATAGACCAGTCTATAAAGTCTATAAGACTTATTACAAGACGGGAGAATTTTATATTGGAGTTAGCAGCAAGACAGGAGCTGCGTTTGATAATTACTGGGGATCAAATACCACTGATCGAGTTCCCAGTCATAAAGATGTAATCTATCTGACTCACAACAAAGCGGATGCTAAGTTAGTCGAGCTAATCTATCAGCTCCAAAACTTTTACCAGGCTGATTGTTTAAACAAAATGTTAAACATTCGACTGCGGAGAGATCATATTAAAAAGATACCCAAGTTTAATATTAAAATAACCGAATAAGATTATACTAGAGAGTCTGAAAACACCCCCTGAAAACGTCTTAAAATGGATTTTTAGGGGTTATTTTGTAGGTTAAAACACCGAAAACACTCATATTGGGGTTTCTCCTCCCCATAATGATTAATTCGGATTAAATTTATTTCTAACCATTGACGACTACAGACCTGGCAAGGGTGCAGCTCCAGGCTGTATTGAAATTTCTTTCCTCTAACTTGATATTGATTTTTTCTTTTCACAATAGATAACAAAATCTTCAATATTATTTTCTTGCATAATTGTTAAGACATCCTTGGATGCTTCCTGACATTCCCTAGCTGTTTTAAAATTTGCATTTAAATGGGAGCAAGTTCCATCTATGCACATTGTTATCCATAAAATAAATTTTACCATTCAATATCCAGATTACAGTTTTTACATCCTCCTTGCAAACTTCTTAACCAGGATAGCCACAGCTCTGGCTCTGCTACTCTGTATGTCTTGGAAACTTGTGGACTCACTCGTCTAATTCTAAACTGTGTAATCTCATTGTTATTGACAGTATACAAAACAACAAAACCTGGGAGCTGCATTTTATCCGCTATCTTTTTAACCAGGGTGAAAGCCTTGTCTTGACCTTTATCCATCGCTACTTCAATAATAGCCAGGGGTTCATAACAGACTTTGCAACACTCCACAGAGTCTACATCAATCATAGCAATCCCTTCAAACTTGCGATGCCATTCAGAGTAATGATCTCCTCTGTTATAGTAGTTCCACCTAGCCATCTAATTTATCTTTATTGTCATTTAAAAACTGGATCAGTCTATTTAAATACCAATCTGCTTTTCCCGCATCCATTAACATCGCATCCACATCACCACCATGTTTGCTGCCAAGCCTCATTATATATTTCATAACATGACCTCTTAGTAATCCAACAACTTCGATGGGTGATAATTGACTGGTGATTGCATCGAATGTTTCAATGCTTTTTTTATAATGATCGGGGTTTACTTGTTCTGACATTCTTCCTCCGCTGTATTTTTATTAGAAAAGAAACCAGGATGAAGAATATGTTTTTCTACCCAAAGTTTATACTTCCTCCTGGCTCTTTCTTCTTTGTTTAAGATCTCACCCCTTGTGTAGTATTGGTCTAGAGTTCTTTGATCTTTCATTGTTAAAACGGAGCGTCATCCGTTCCGACAGATCCTTCTGCATTGTTAGAGCTGCCGCCTGTAAATGGCTGCCATTCTTCCACCGCTAAAGACACTGTTGGATATCCTGTATTCTTTGTTGTTCCTTGCCATAGTGTTAGTTTGTATGGCTGACCAGCTTTTAAGACAATATCTTCTTGAGGTGTAAAACCTTCTTTGTGAGAAGATGCCAGGGGTTTTTTCCCCCAGTTTGTCATTGATGATTTTAGATCATCTCCTGGGAACATATTTAAATACTTTTTACTCATGTAAGTGTTTTCCTTTCTTGAGTTCACTCATTTCTTTTTGTTTATTATTGTAAATAGATCTCGCTTTGTTTTTATCTTCTTCATTTAAACCATTGATCCAGTCTTTAAACTGAGATGCTGTTTGAGTTAAATGACCGATATGTTTGGCTTGATCTATCGCAGCAGTAAATTCTGTAAACTTATCCGCTGTTGTGCCAGAGCTGTTAATCGTCTGGCTTTTAGCTTCCGCTATTTGTATCTCATCATAAGATGCAAACTCCTGTCCGCTAAAACCTAAATTGGCAAGGCTACGACCAATCGCACTGGTTTCGCATACCTCCCAAAAACTTGTTAAATTAACGGGTGCTGATCCTTCTCGGAACTCCTCCGCTATGCCTGTTGAAACAGTTTTTCCGTCAATACTGATCGAACATTTCATGACGACTACCTCTGTTTCCAGGTTCTTTACTTTGACTTTGTCATTCTTGACAACATCAACAGTAATAGCAGCATCAGGGAAATACATTCGAAAGGCTTTCAGTCTTTGATTGACTGTGCCATATTTCTTTCCGCCTCTAACTGTCATCGCATTCTTTTGAAAATCTTTTTCATAGACTGCGATAGCTGCTTTTAATTTATCTTGTGTGTTCATAAGTTCCTTTCTTTATAAAATGCCATACCCATTTCATGTTTTGTTTTTCTCTGAGTCTTAAACGACATCGACATTGATGAATTAATTCTCTTTCTTTTCTTTTTCTTCTATCCATTTTTACCAAAGGATAAATTTTGTATTCATCCTCTATTTGTAATGAGTTTAAAAATGGTTTAAGGGGAATAATATTAGCGACCATAAAAGTTTTTTACCTCCTGTAATTCTTCCTCTGTATATCCGTAGTAGTTAATGTTTGTAAAATCTGGCTGTATAAAATTTTTAGCTATGTATTCCGCATCATCCGATAGCTTAACCAGGTTTTGCCTTGTAAGAGCTGTACGATAATAATCTTTCATACAGCTCTCACCGACTTCAGCACTTAATGCGGAGGACTGATCTGTGCTGAAAACTTTATATTCATAGGGTGTTGCATAAATTAAATAGCCAGGCTTTTTGGTAGCAGCTCGGTAAAAAGATACCTGGTCAATGTGTGCCTTCTCAGGTTCTTCAGGGATTGATACTTTTCCGTAATTGTAAGTGCCATCTTTTCTGGGTTTGCCGCCTCGTCTTTGCCATTTAGTTTTTGCTT